TGGTTGGGTTGCAGCTGGTTGGGTAGCAATGTTTGGTGGTGACCAAGGTGCTAACATAGGTGGCAACATGGCTGAGGACTTAAACAAAAACTGCTAATGGCATACGACGGAACGTTATTTTCTCCTAACAATAAGAACTTTCTCTCTCCTGTAGGGTTTAAGTTTATTATTGGTAGGACACCTAATGTAGATTATTTTTGCCAATCTGCATCTATACCAGATGTTAGTATTGGTGTAAGAGATATTTCTACACCAGTTAAAGACTACTCTGTGCCTGGCGATAAGATCGTGTATGGTGATTTGAATCTAAGGTTCCTCGTCAACGAAGACATGGACAACTACTTTGAGATATACAAGTGGTTGAAAGGTCTTACTAATCCTAAGAACCAAGCGAATTTTAATAAGTATATTACAACTGTAGATGAGAAGGGTAGATCATCACAGTTCATGAAGACTATGAGTGATGCTAGACTACTTGTTCTCAATAGCAACTATAATAGTATTGCGACTGTAAACTTCTATAATATATTTCCAACATCATTGACCACACTAGAGTTTGATGCAGCAGCAACTGACATCAACTACTTTACAGCAGAGGTCAATTTCAAGTATACTATATACGAGATCACAGATAAAGAACAAAATAAAGTATGAATCTAGACACTTTGAATGACATGTGGGAGAAGGACTCACAACTAAATGATGAAAAATTAGATCATGACTCTCTAGCAATCCCAAAATTACATGCTAAATATTTAAGACTTTACAATAACTTTACTACCCTTCGGGATCAGGCAGAGTTAGATGTAAAGCGTACTTACCGTGACAGGTGGGAATACTATACAGGGAAGTCGGAAAAACCTTTTCCAGTCAAACTGATCAAAACAGATGTAGCAATATATCTGGAAGCAGATCAAGAATATCAAAAAAGTGTCCTTAAGGCAAAGTATTTAAACCAGATGGTCGAGTCAATCAAGACCATTCTCTCGGCAATAAACAACCGTTCATTCCATATAAAGAATGCGGTTGAGTTCGCCAAGTTCCTTAAAGGATATGAAATCTAACGTCGTTATACAAAAGAAGAACGAAGTATATCTAACAGTTCAATGTGAACCTCATGTAGGTCATGAACTGGCAGATCAATTTACCTTTGAGGTACCTGCAGCGAAATTCATGTCAGCGTATAAAAAGAGGTATTGGGATGGAAAAATCAAACTCTTCAGTCCTGCTACAGGTGAGATATATGTTGGTCTTCTACCTTACATTATTGAGTTTTGCCAAACAAAAGGGTATGAGGTTATCCATAGAGACAATGAATTCTATGGTCTTCCATCAGAAGTGGATGAATTCGTTACCCCCGAAGGATTAGGAGACTACATCAAGTCACTTCGCCTACCGCATAAAGTCAGAGACTACCAGTATAAAGGGATCTACGAAGCACTACGACACAAAAGAAAATTACTACTGTCACCTACTGGATCTGGTAAGTCATTGATGATCTATGCATTGACTAGGTTCTGGACAGCAAAAAATTTAAAAACACTTATAGTTGTTCCTACTACATCTCTGGTAGAGCAGATGTATCAGGATTTCAAAGAGTATGGTTGGAATGTCAACAAGTATTGTCATAGAGTGCGTGGTGGTATACAACCTAGCACTGACAAAGATGTGACAATAACCACATGGCAGTCAGTATACAAACTACCAAGACAATACTTTGCAGACTTTGGTGCTATCATAGGTGACGAAGCACATCTATTCAAGGCAAAGTCATTGACAAGTATCATGAATAAACTGCATGACTGTAAATACCGCGTTGGTTTTACAGGGACTTTGGATGGCACAGAAACAAACCGTCTTGTTCTCGAAGGTGTATTCGGCACGGTCAACAAGGTTACTAAGACAGAGACACTTATTAGAGATGGTCATTTGTCTGAGTTCCAGATAAAAGTATTGATACTAAAGCATAAGAGAAAACCATTCGATACCTACCAAGAGGAGATGGACTATCTTGTAGAACATGATAGAAGAAATAAGTTTATACGTAACCTAGTTTGTGACCTGTCTGGTAATACACTCGTCCTGTTCAACTACGTTGAACGGCATGGGATGCCCCTTTTTGAATTGATAAATAGCAAGGTAGGGGATAACCGTAAAGTCTTCCTCGTGCATGGTGGTATAGATACTGAAGACCGTGAACAGGCAAGACAGATCGCAGAGACTACACATGATTCTATTATAGTGGCATCTTATGGGACTTTCAGCACTGGTATTAATATTCGGAATCTACATAATGTTGTCTTTGCATCGCCTAGCAAAAGCAAAATAAGAAACCTTCAGAGCATTGGTAGAGTTCTAAGGAAGGGTGACCACAAGACCAAAGCAACTCTTTATGACATCGCAGATGATATGTCTAAAGGTCGCAAAAACAATTACACACTAAATCATCTGGTTGAAAGAGTCAAAATATACAATGAAGAAAACTTTGATTATGAATTCATTGATGTCCCAATCAAGGAGAGTCATGGATAAAACAGAATTTCTAGCAGCAATCAAATTGGTATCTGGAGAAGAACTACTCTCTATGGTGACATCTGTACATGATGAGAATGGCGATTACCTTATTGTAGAAAACCCAATAGAGGTGGAAGAGGTAATGCTTCCTAATAAACAAGCAGGAGCAAAGGTTCAACCTTGGATGAAGTTTTCAAGAGAGGAACAGTTTGTCATTCCTAAAGAACATATTATTACAATCGTAGAAGTAGCACAAGAAGTCGCGGTATTTTACCACATGTCTCTAAGAAAACTAAACACTGACTTTATATCTGATGCTAAGGGCAAGATATCTACTGTAGATGAAGCTCGTATTAAACTTAACAAGATCTTTAATAAAGATAGCTAAGTTACCCCTTAATCGCTGACACTCATAGTGTAATGGTTTTTCCATACTTTGTCAAGCCCCCTCTTGACGCAGGGGTTTTTCTGTTATATAATATACACATACCGAAGCAAATAAATGAAACGAAAGAGAGTAGTATCGGAGCATTATGTAAATAACAAAGAGTTCTTAGAAGCATTAGTAGTATTCAAGGCAAAGTGTCTTGCTGCAAAAGAAGCAGGAGAACCCCGCCCGCAGATATCTAATTACATTGGAGAATGTTTTTTAAAGATAGCAACACATTTATCATATAAACCAAACTTTGTCAATTACATGTTTCGTGAGGACATGATATGTGATGGCATTGAGAACTGTGTTCAATACATAGAAAACTTTAATCCAGAAAAATCTAAGAACCCATTTGCTTATTTTACTCAGATCATTTATTATGCTTTTCTTAGAAGAATACAAAAAGAGAAACGTCAATTGGAAATTAAAAACAAGATATTAGATAAGTCAGGTTATGAGGTTGCCTTCCATACAGATGACAAGTCAGGTTCCTCAGACTACAATACAATTAAGGAGAACGTGCAGATAAAAATTAAATGACATACCCAGTTACAATCGTTGATAATTTTTTTGATGATCCTGATGCTATAGTAGAAATAGCAAACAACTGTAAATTTTACAATCCCAATACAGGTAACTGGCCAGGTACAAGAACTAAACAATTGTATGTTGAGAGTCCACCTTTGTTCAATTACTTTGGTGCTAAATTGTTTACTTTATTTCATGACAAAGTTCCTGAGTATTGGAGACTACAATCTCATTTTCAAAAAGTTATGCCATTCTGTAAAGACAAATATGGTAAGAAAAATCGTGGTTGGATACATCAGGATGATGGTTCATACTTTGGAGGAATAGTTTACTTAACTAAAAATCCAGAATCAGATACAGGAACATCAATCTATAAAGCAAAGACTGGATTTTCTTTTCAAAATGATGCTATAATAAAAGTAAAAGAGAAACATTACAGGAGTGAACTAGTAGATGACAAAGAATATGATGAAGCATTTGACACTATGAATGATCAGTATGTAGAAACTGTTACTGTAGAAAATGTGTACAACAGACTTTTATTGTTTGATAATAAAACACATCATGGTGTAAAGACTTTTGGAACTACACCTAGATTAACTTTAAACTTTTTTGGTATGGATTTGAGTGGCAAACTTCCACCACTAGTGAGGACAAAATGAAGGTAGCAATAATAACAGATCAACACTTCGGTGCAAGAAAATCTAGTCGTGTTTTCCATGACTTTTTTAATAAGTTCTATCAAAATGTATTCTTCCCTACCCTAAAAAAACGCGGGATCGACACAGTGCTAGACCTAGGAGATACCTATGACAATCGTAGGACTCTAGATCTCTGGGCAGCAAACTGGAGTAAGACAGAATACTGGAATAAGTTAAGAGACATGGGTGTCACAGTTCATTCTCTTGTAGGTAATCACACAGCATATTTTAAAGATACAAATGACATCAATACTCTTGATGGCATTATTGGCGAGTATAATAATATTCATATCTACAATAAAGCAACAGAAGTAGAGATAGGTGGTTTACCTATTCTATTCATACCTTGGATCAACCAACAAAATAAAGAAGAGACATACTCGCTGATCGAAAGATCAGCATGTCAAGTTGCCATGGGTCATCTAGAACTTAATGGGTTTGAAGCACATCGTGGTTACATCATGGATCATGGTGACAGCACAGCACCATATAGAAACTTCAAGAAGGTATTCTCAGGACACTATCATCGTAAGAGCACCAGAGGTAACATATCTTATCTTGGCAATCCTTATCAGATCTATTGGAATGACTATAGAGACAGACGTGGGTTTCATATTTTTGACACCGAGACATTAGAACTAGAATACATTCAGAACCCATACGAGATATATCAAAAAATATATTATCGTGAAGATGAGATACAATCAGGTATGTTTAAGTATCATGAGTTTGCTCAAAGTTTTGTCAAGATCATTGTAGAAAAGAAAACTGATACAGAAAAGTTTGAAAGATTTATTAGTCAGTTGTATGCTGCAGGAGTTCATGAAATTAAAGTCATAGAAGACCCATCCTTTGAACAGGATCTGAATGAGGAGATAGATATAGAGAAAGAAGATACCCTAACAATACTAGAGAGGTATGTTGATGACATGGAACATTCAGATAAAGATGCACTCAAAAACATTCTCAAGTCATTGTATGTGGAGGCATTGGAGTTAGTATGATGTATATCCTTGCAGTCGCAGGAAAGGAATCTGAAGGTGCTTACGCTGTAGACGAAAACGATAAACGTAAAGTTTACATGTTCCTTGACAAAGACGATGCAGTACGCTATGCTGGCTTACTGGAAGCAGATGACTTTCCAGATATGTCAGTTGTACAGGTTAATGATCATGAGATTATTGAAGCTTGCGTCAAACATGGGCATGAATACTTTGTTGTCACTCCTGATGATATAGTAATACCTCCTAGAGAATAATTTTGTCTGAATGATTATTTTTAAGTCTATTCGTTGGAAGAACTTTCTTTCAACTGGTAATGTTTTTAGTGAAATAAGACTCGATGCAAGTCCTGCTACTTTGATAGTTGGAAACAATGGTGCGGGTAAATCCACATTCTTGGATGCCATGTGCTATGCGTTATTCAACAAACCTTTTCGTAAAATATCCAAAGGGCAATTGGTTAATGCTGTGAATGAAAAGGATACTATGGTTGAGTTAGAATTTAGCATAGGTTCTCGTGAATATATGGTGAGACGAGGTATCAAACCCTCGTTGTTTGAAATCTATCTCAATAATGAAAAACTCAAGGAGGAAGCATCCCAACTTGAGCAGCAAAAATATCTGGAGCAAAGTGTTCTGGGGTTGAATTATAAATCATTTACTCAGGTGGTGGTCTTAGGATCATCTTGCTTTGTTCCTTTTATGCAACTTACACCCCCTAACCGTAGAGAAGTTATTGAAGATCTGTTGGACATTCGTATCTTCTCTACTATGAATACTATTTTAAAAGAACGTGTCAAGGGTATAAAAGAAAATATTAGAGAAGTAGAATATCAATTTGAATTAGCAAAGAACAAAGTTGAGTCTCAACAAGCATTGATAGAACATCTCAAAGAACAATCTAATGCTAATACTGCAAGACGTAGAACAGAGATTGCAACCATTGAAAAAGAGATAACAGATATTACAAAAGATGTAGATAATGATCTCAAGTTGTCTAAATCATATGAAGATAAACTTGAGAAGTTTGGCACAGTAGATACTGACCTATCACAACTTCGCATCTATGAGAATAGATTTAAAGATAAACAAAAAGCATTTAAAAAAGAATACAAATTTTTTGAGTCCAATGAACATTGTCCGACTTGCCACCAAAGCATCACCGCAAACTTTAGATCTGCTAAGAAAGTTGAAATTACTACACAACTCGGAGAGATCGACAAAGCAACAGTCG